TGCGCGATCCAGTCGATCGAACGCACTTGAAGGTGGCGTTTCGAACTTGCCCCGGCTTGCATCCCTTAACGCATCGTTTTGTAGTCGGGTTAAGTTCCTTGCCGTTGGGGCAAACCTGATCGGTAATAATTTTCGCCTTAACACACCGGTTTGTAGTCGGGTTAAGTTCCTTGCCGTCAGGGCAAACCTTAGTAGTAATAATTTTGTCCTTAACGCACCTAAAGTCGGGGTTTCTAACTTTCCCGGGCGCGCATACATTCACGCACCGTTTTGTAAGTGGGTTAAACTCTTTGCCCGCGGGGCATTCGCGAACAATTTCTATATTTTCCGTAACAGCTAGAGGGGGCACAAAACTACTGTTGTCGATTGCCGCGGCAACCTTCATTTCGGGCGACACCTTGTCCGCAATCAAATGATTCTCAATATGCTTATTATGTTTTTCGAGCAGTCCGCTAGTCGTCAAAATGTCTTCATATTGTGCTAATAATTGTTCGGGAGTAGAACGTAGAAATACTCCCCCGTTCAACATATTCACACCAATGTTCATCACATTTTTATAAAATTCTTTAGACAATAAATGCTTAGACCGATGTAGAACAAACATAAGCGCAATTCCAAGACCATATGTATCAACACTATCAATAGATTTATCAATAAATCGGTTGTAAGAATCGTGGGTCGGTTCAAATTTAAGAACATTTCTAAACGCGTTGTTTGTACTCACCTCGGCAACTTTGTCTATTTTTGATGTATTCGCATTAAAATGGATCGCACTTGTAAAAAAATATCCGCAATTATCCGCAACCGACTCGGCGAATTCTCTATATGCCTTCTTACTCTTTCCTCTGGCCGACGCCGCCAACACATATTTGTCTTTATTCCAATAAACGGCTTCGAGCGGAAACGACCAATGATGTTTATCGCCTAGCCAGTTTGCCGATTTTTTCGCATCAGAAATACGTCTGGACTTCTTCTCCATAAACCCGAAATCAATAAAATTCGCGCGATTCGTTGCCCGGTCATAAACGATATTTTGTTGTTTTATGTCGTGATGCAGAACATCATTATCATGCAACACTTTCAGACCATAAAATAGCCGAACGGCTTCTAACCAAAATAGTTCAATCGCATCCACATTTTCCTTGGTTTTTGTCCAAGTCTGGACCTCTTCACCAAATATAGCAAGATCTTGCCCGCCGTACTTCATCACAAGCAATGAATAGTTGTCTATTTTCTCCGGTTCAAATCTCCCAGAGGGGCACTTACGTATAGACTGTATATTGTCCAATATTTTGGCTGGTTTACATTTGCTGGGTTTGCCTAAATAAAACTGCTGTTCCTTGTCGGCAGAATCAATAAGTGCAAATTCATTCAGTTCTTTTATTGCATTTACTGTGGTCATTAATTTGGATATTTCATTTATGGTTCGGCGTGTTTTTTCGCGGCACTTCATCGATGGTTTATGCGCACATCCAAACGTCCCTTCACCAATAACGGCGGGTTGCTTATCTATAGACGTCATCGTACAATGTATAATATATAATATATTGCAATATATTATTCATATTAATGACCGACTGCAGTTCGCTTCACAAAAGCCCCATTAACTAGCCGACTGCAGTTCGCTTCGGCATAGGAAATTGCTGCAATTCTGTATTGATTTGTTCCGATTTCCATACAAAATATCGATAAACCATCGTGTAAATAGCCATTACGCAAAAAATAAGCAGTATAATTACCGCAATATCAATCCAATTGCGGAATTGAATACTCCGATTACTATGGAAAATTTGGGATGTACTAATATGTGAAGTCATTGGATACAATAGACTGATACAATATATGGATAAAAAATGGGTAGTCCGTTTTCTCTATATGTCCAAGATTTCAATAATCTTGGACAATACATATAAAAAATAGAATATAGAATATGTTAATTACATTGATTGTCTATGTCCCTAACCTTCGTTAGCGCCTATTTAAATATTTATGGGAAGGCGGCTCCGTTAAATCGTACCAACGACTGGCGGTTTGAACATTTCAAAAAAATTGCCGTTACGGGTATCCAATTATGCGTCTTTGTAAGTGATGATGTGTATGATGATTTCATGGAAATCGCATTCCTATATCCGAATATTCACGTCATGCCGGCGGTAGTATGGTCAGAATTACCCATTGTTCAAGAATGTGAGAAACGCAATGGATTGAAATTGCCCGAAATACGCCATATGGAGAAGGATAGCTTGCAGTATTTGCAATTGCAAAATAGCAAAACCCATTTTGTCCAAGAAGCATTTCGTCGAAATCCGTGGAATTCCACTCATTTCGCATGGATTGATTTCAGTATTGCCCACATGTTTCGAGATTTACCCAAAAGCCAAGATAAATTGCGCAGTTTATCTCAACAATCATGGACAACTCCCATTTTCGCGATTCCAGGGTGTTGGTCGCCATGGGATGAAGCAAAGCATCCACATCATTTGAATCGAATTCATTGGCGTTTTTGCGGTAGCTTTTTTATTGGAGACCGCACATCAATGGAGAAGTTTGCCCAAGAGTTTCACACCCAGTTCTGTTATTATTTGGACACATATAAAACGATAACATGGGAAGTTAATATCTGGGCATGGATGGAATCGCGAACAAGCAATGAAATATGGAGCCCGATGTGGTACAAGGCCGACCATAATGATAGTATTATCGGGTTGCCGCCACTTTTTCACATAGGAGCATTGAACATTGATCGGGAATTTAGGATCGATTGTTCTAACCCAGTCAATTATAATCCTTCTTCTATAGGATATGTCCAAGATAGTTCGGATAGACATTGGATAAACATACGTTTTGTGAATTATAGTCTTACAGACCAAGGGTCTTATACATACTTGGACAATAGTCGAATTATAAAGACAAAAAATGCAGTGTGCGAGTTATTCTTCGACGAAAACGGGGATATCGTAGAATCTGAAAATGTGAAGGAGATGTCGGAAACCAGCATCCACCTGCCTATTTCTGTCGGAGGACATTTCGCAGAAGGTTTAGAAGATATTCGATTGTATAACGTCCAGGATAGAATGCGGTTTATCGCAAGTACGAATAATTATTCGGCAAAAGGGCGTATTCAAATGGTGGTCGGCGACTATTTGCCGGAATTGGGGGAATATCGCGGGTGCACGATCATTGAATCGCCGAATTTAGCAAGCAAACACGAGAAAAATTGGACGCCGTTTGTGCGAAATGACCAAGAATGGTTCATATACAAATGGTGTCCAATGGAATTGGGTAAAATCGATGTACAATCAAATGGGAAATCGCAATTAGTTATTCAGGAACGTATTGAGACTTCGCACATTCCTTGGTTTTCTCAATTTCGCGGATCGACGCCATTACATGCATGCGAAAAAGGATGGGTGTGCATTGTCCATTTTAGCGAAGAGGGTCATCCACGAAAATATTATCATTGTTTAGTTTGGTTGGATAAGATAACTATGACCCCCATTCAATATTCCGATCCATTTTATTTTAAAAACCGCAGCGTTGAGTTTTGTATTGGTATGAAAGTCCAAGACGAGGCAACTGACCAATTTGTGTTTTGGATATCACAGATGGACCGAGATCCAGTTATGGTGATAGGCAGTCCATCGCATGTTCATCGCATTGAATAAAAGTGTACGGATATTATAATATAATCATGAATAGCGATAGTAAAATCGGCGTGACTGATATTGACTATAACGACGGTAAAATACAACTTTGCATTATTACACTCGCATCGCAAGTGCAAACTGCAGATAAAACCTATTTCGTCCAATATAATGCTACTACAAGACAGTACAATAGTAGTGAAGCAATTAATGCCGATATTCAAGATACCCCGCTGACTGGATTCAACTATAAAAATAATGCAGGCACATGGACAAAATCTGAGTAACTATGCGCACGGAATATTTGATGACCTATTGGGGCAACAAATATTCGATGTAAAAAAAACAGGTGGAATTATCAATAGGCAATTCGAAAGGTGCAAAAGGTTTAACAATGAACCGTGGTATGTAGAACAGTGGAAGAATAAACCGTGTCTATCTGTTTGCGATCAAACGATCGTAGAAAATCCACCGTTTTATTTAGCCAAATGCCCATTTGCTCGTCTGCATTTGCCTTTGAATATTCCACATTCACGTCAGCATTCACATCCAATCGCAAAATCTTCGCATTTGTATTGTCCAACCAGGCAGTATGATATTCATGGCACTTCTTCAAATAATCCAGCGCAATTCCATTTTCTCCGGCGCGCGAACGTTTTTCCACGCGTTGAAAGCACACATCTGGCCGTGCATCTACATAAATCATACCATTTAACGTGAAATCGCCTTCGTATTCCGAAAAGTATCGCTCGTAAATCTCATACATCACGCTGTCGATCAAACCATCTGCATGCAACATCTTCGCGAAGATGTGCTTGTCGGCTTCCAACGATCGTTCGCAAATAATACCCTTGCATCGCGGATTCTCGCGCATAATACGCTTCAGCTCATGGAGTCGAGTGGTATAAGCCATGATTTGAAACGCGAATGCATATCGTGCGGGGTTTTCGTAAAACTTTGCTAGAATTGTATTCCCATTTTCGTCACGTATTTGATCCCAAATATGTACCGGCTCCTTTAGAAAGAGCCATCCGGACTGTTCGCCTAAATGAGATTCCAGGTTTTCGAGCAAGGTTGATTTCCCTGCACCGATATTCCCCTCCAAAGAAATCAGAATCGGACGTGATGTAGAAGACATTACTGTTAATATAAAAAGGATTGTTATTATATTATTTTATAAAAACAGTCTAAATCAATTTTATAGAATATGTGGGGCCTATATACAATTTAATTATGTGATCGGTTGCCGGTCTAAGACCGTTTCCTATTCGCAGACGTCTTTCTGCGGCGATCCTTTCCGGTACGTCTCTTTTTTTGCGTCTTGCGGCTTATTTTTTCGCGAACTTCACTGACTGTTTCACTAACATATGTTTCGCCTGACTTATACACCTTTTTCGCATCCTTCAATGCGTCCTTGAACATATACGACGGATTGGTCGCACGATTCTTTTTAAAAACGGCCGATACGGTATCAGTCCACTTGCTCATATTATATTATACGTTAAGAAAATATATAGATAATATAGAAAGGTCCAAGAATATGGAACGCAATTTACATGATAAGTCTATGTGCGCAGCAACTATGTTAAATGAAGACTCGCCCGCTTCAGCACCGGAATCGAAAGAGGTTATATCGCCGAGTTTGAACAAACTACACAACGTCGCGCATTTTGTTGGATATGCATTATTGACGTTCATCGCAATCGGCTATGTATGGGGTACGTCAAATTCAACCACGTCTATACTGCGAAACATATTTTTTATATTGGGATCATCCAGTTTAGCCTATGTGAATTTTACAGGGATCACACACCTGATAGACTATACAACTACGATGAACCGAATTGTAGCCACTGGACATATATCGATTATATTGTATGCATTAATTACAATAGTACAAGTGGTAATTGAATACGATTTCGCAGGTCATACTCTAACATTGCCGAAATCCATGTTTGGTATGCCTTATATTCCAAAATATCCAGTTGATGGAATCTTATTATTATTTGCCCACGCGTTTTTATTATACAGTGCATTGTTTTCACCAAATGGTGCATATCTATTACCAGGGGCAGCAATTGCGATATCGTCCATGTTATATAATATATATTTTGAAGTGCATAAAAAAAATAAAGGGATCATGATAATCGCACTGTCTTTGGTTGCTGTCGGATATTTCGCGAATTTTATGTAAGCGCATTACCGAAAGAATCCGGTAATCGTTTGCATGCCCGTTCGCTTATGTTCGATTTTCGTCAAAATCTTATCGAATAATAGGGTCTTTATTTTCGCGGAACAATATTTTTCCTTTTTTTTCATAAAAGTTTCCATGTCTGGGTTTTCGCCCTCCAGTTTTACTAAATCGCGCTTGTACATCTTAATCGCCGCGGTTTTTCGCTGATGTTCCCATATGGGTTCCAACGCCAACCCGAACAATTGTTGCAGTGGTTTCATCAATTGATTTGTAATGTAATGTGTATAGTCGATTTGCAATCCACGCTCTAAAATAAACTCGGGGGTTTCGATTTTGTCGCCCATTAACGCCTTTTTTTCGTTATTCACAACAAAGACGAATTTCATTCGATCGCCCGGCTTGGGTCGATTTCCAGGGTCTCGCTTCCCGATTCGTTCTGCTAAAACCCAATGCCCAATTTGCATTGGATTTTTGTAATCACTTCGCAAGGCCTTTGTAATAGCCAGTTTTTCCATGGGCACAGTTCCACTCACGAGAGTTTCTAAAGATTGGTTTAAGAATTCAATGGCTTTTTGTATGTTGTTCTCCTTCATCAATATATTCAAAATACCGCCATATGTATCTTTCAAATAATCGCAAGAGTCACGCCGTTTCAAAGATAAACCCATATATTTCATTTTGCCCTTATTCGCATCTTCTTCGTATAACATGCCCACATAACGCTTCTTCGATAATAAGATAAACGGCATGAGGGTTTTCTCATATGTTAGGCACTGTGGCGATTTCAAGAACTGCGTGCATAGACCAGCCACATCTTGTGCAATTTCAATAGTCATCTCGAGCGCGGGTTTGCCTCTTATTTTGGCCCCGCTCACCGGGTCCTCCAAATTGAACGTGAAGAAGACAGAGTCCGTATCCCCATATACATATTCCGCGTTGCATTTGACTGTTCCGTGCGTCTTAGTCTCATACAACCGGTTCCCATAGACCTCTTCGACAATTCGTTTCGCATAGGTAATCATCATACGTCCAGTTGCGGTGGTAGATGCGGCAACGTCTTGTTCATAAAACGTTGAGGTTCGCGCACCGCATTGTCCATATAGCGAGTTCGCCGTCACCTTATACCCGAGCTGCCGCTTATCTAATATATTTTGCATAAATGGATCCGGCTCGGATTTGATTTTCTGGCGCGTATCCTTTCGCGCTTTCAATAACTCTTCTAAAATAGACGGCATAATGGATTTTTGATCGTCGGGCAGTTGCGCCCATCTGCATATTTTCTTACCGGATACCGCCTTTTCGGCACGTGAAGTCGGCGTTTTGCGAAACGTGCGATAAGTATCGAATTCAATATCTATATACTGATAGCCGGGTAAATTATCGTAAATATAATTCCCCTTCGCATCCTTTTCACCCGTTTCATTTACCAGCGACCCGGTCAAATCGTATTCCTTTGTCCAAACTTTACTGTCGTGACTATAATTTTGACTAATCATGGACGACGGATACAATGACGCATAATCGACACAAGCCACTGGATTGTCCATATACATTGAACATTTGGGCGGCAACACGATGGCGCCTTCATACCCGTCGGAAGAACCCGACTTCTCCAAATCGGGCATTAACGTGTTCTTTTCTCTACACTTTTTTGCGACATAACTGGTGAGTTTTATGCCCTGACCACGAAATACGAGGAATGAAATCGGGACACTGCAAATACGAGACATCTCGACATAGCCCGTGATCACGTCGATTTTCGACATTAAATGATGGACGAGGTTGCAATCCTGAATACAATATTTCGCAACTATTGCTCGGTCGGCATTTGACCCTTTCGCCAATCGGAAAATATCTTGAGGTGTAACATCGTCTTTCGCCATTCCCCATTTAATGCTTTTCGACGTATCATCGCGCATTTCGATGCCGCCAATAACAATCACATTATAGTTGGTAGTGACCTCCTTTCCTTTTATCGTTTCACATACTTCGCGACTATGATCAATATCCAATACGCGAAACTTCTTGCCTCCCTTGTAATAATCCGACGTAAAACCGCTCAATTCAATATGAATGAAATCGCCCACATGAAGCCCCGCCAAATTTTTACTAAAGAGTTCGGTTACTTCGCCATGTATTGGATGCGTCGCATGGGCAACTCGTTTTACATCATCGCTAATATATTGCCCGGCAACATCGTCTAATTTATATGAAGTTAAATTGAAATCTCGACGGAAATAGGTATACATGTCTATTTGCAGGCGACCCGTCGTCTTATAGAAACGTAAATCGTATTCACCCGTAGCCAACACGATCTTGGTGTTCTCAATGGACAACTCCGCATCATCTGACCCCGCCCCTTTCGCGCAGATTTCACCCTCTTTTCGCGACAATTTTAAGAATTCGCGCTCACAATGATTTTCTTGGGCTCTGCGAAACATGAATTCATAATCAAACCCGAAGATATTGTAACCAATAATGATATCGGGATCTTCTTTCTGTATCAAGTTTCGCCATTGAATTAACAAATCGTGCTCTGTCTGTGCAGTTTCGATGACCGCACCTTCAACGCCATCGCATCCACCGAGTACCAAACAATGATTCAAATAGGGTTCGGGCTCCCCATATCGTAGAAACGTCGAACCGATGAATGTGACCTGGTCGCCTTCCAATCGCGGGAACATCATAGTAAGTACTTCGTTCGTATGTTGTATTTGTACATCGCGTTCATATTTGTCTGAGAGCAAAATATCGACCAACACCAGTTTCTCCTCCGTCTTGCTCAATTTCTTAGTAACTGTCTTGTGTTTTGTCCAAATTGGCGCGGATTCTACTTCGGTTGGGGGCGCCGCATCGTCGTCGTCTGCAGCTCCGCCTTCTGCGTCATCTCCGCCGCCCATTTGTTGTTTTATCTGTTCAAATATTTCGGCCAAATCCAATAAATGCGCATTGTCTTCTTCTTCATTTACCAATTTCGCGGTTTTTATCGGTGTTTCAAGCAGAACCTGAATGAGCTGAAGGACTTTTGCCTTTGATGGAGGATTTTTCGGATACACTACATCAATATTGTCGAAATTATCCATACCGAATGCCGTTAAAATTGACCGTTTTAGCAAAATAGATCCTTTGGCCGAATCCAATTTCTGGGAGGACACTTTTATGCGCATAAACACATCCACAATATTCATAGCCAAACGCTTGTATGTCTTGATGGGCAATGGGAAATCGCCATGGCTACTGCTCGCCTCAATATCAAAACTGCATATTTTGTAAGGAACGCGTGTCTCCTTTTCGGGCATTGATTTGATATGACGCAGGTCGCAAATGAATTCGTAAGTGCATGTCGTGGTTTTCTGTTCAGGAGTCCGCGCACCCGTTGTATTCACAAAAATCCACCCAGATGGACTGATATTGTGAATATGGAAATATCGGAGAAGGGGAGGGATCGTACTTTCATACAATTCTAGCGTGATGTTTTTGAACATTAGTGGAGTAAGTCGGCGATAGTCGCGCGAATCCTTTCTCTCTTCCTCCGTCAAATAGGTGTACCAAAGCCCACGTACCTTGTTCATTGACGCTGTGTTCTTAAACGTGATTTTCGCAAATTGATTCTTCTTTCCGCCACTGAATCCGTATAATTTATGATGATTTACGATTTCAATGGACAGCACAGATTCGCCGTGGTATTTTCCCACACGAGAACGTAAATCGTGCAAAAGTTCGACCGCGTCTTCGCGTGTCCAGTCGTCGCCAATGCGCAAATAGAAGAATGGGCTGTAATTATCCACGTAAATACACCCCGTCTCCCCCTTTTCATTAATCCCAAACATTTGGATCACGAAATGGCTCGACTCGGGCGGTTTATACCGTTGCGGCGCATCGTTGCTACCGGTACTGGACCCATCTGAAGAAGAATCCGGTTTTTGGTCGTAAATATGGAAATCGAGAAGCCGAAATGAACGACCTACGATCTGGCGCTTGATTTTTACGCTTTTCTTCAGTGAAGATTCCATATTATGGTTGGTTCGTAAAGTTTATTAGGTTTTTGATATAATTGTTGTTCTCTATATGCGCGGTATCATAAATTCAATTTTGTTGGGTACATGTTGTGCGGTGTGAAGACCCCCAACCGGCTAAAATATCCGACCATATAATATAGTTCTTTGTGCAAAAATGGAACTAATTGGATTTTTAATTCTGATCGCGCTGTCGTTTTTATGCACTCCCGGCGTATTATTCAAAGTATCGGTACGAGAAAGTAAAATGGCCGTAGCATTTGTACATGCCATGTTATTTAGCGCATTGTATTTCACATATGATTTTATTGCGAATCGTTACACAGAGGGATTTACCCAAAACGGCGATCCCGATTATGTGTATAAAAAAGAGTTCGACAAATGTATTACGGTGAATTCGCCACCCTTTATTGGTTCAGCATCAGATACAATCAATTATTGCCTAAATCGCATATCAAGTCGTTTCGTAAAATGACGTAATACGTAATTGTCGCAGGGGGGCTTGCAAAGACACCTCCCTAACTGGCCGACTGCAAGCGGCATAGGAATTGCTCAACGAAACCACGAAAACAGACCGCGACGTGTTTTCCTCCGCAAGTTTCGCTTTTTCCGTTGTGTGTTTTTGCGACCCCCACCGCGCCACTTAGGTTTTTCATCGGACTTTGCACCACATTTGCTCATATACCACTTGTACATGGGTTCGGCACGTCGCTCTCCTTGATAATATTCGATATGGTTATCGCATATTCTAAATAATGTTGGAAACCCGCCATTTAAGGCGACCTTTTCATTATTATGCATTACGTGGGATTCATTAAACGCAGACAGCATGGATTCCAGCGTCTTCCCTTCCGATTTTGTCTTATCGGTTTCGCCGATTTCGACAAAT